TCGGTAACACGCCGACCATGACCGCACCGATCGCCAGTTGCGGCCACGGATTCCCGGGCGATGTGATGGCGTCGATGATGGTGGCGATGCCCAACGCGAATACGATGGCGTGCCGCACGTCCGCCCACGTCATGTCGTGCACCGGCCATAACCCCCGGGGGTGATATCGCGTTGCCCCGGCTACGGGGTCGGGGCCAACACTACGCCGGGATGGGGACGCCCATCCGTTCCATCACGGTGATGGCCCGGGCCGATGGGTGGTGCGGTGTCAGAAACGTGGCCCGTCGTCCGTTGCGGTACGGCACGGGCGTGGTGAATTGGTCGTGGGTGGCGTCGATCACCGTCCACCATTCCGGTGCGTGGTCATCGAACGCGTCGACCAATCGGTGCACGAGGAACCAATGCGATTCCGATTCGTGCACGATGTGGTACGGCCGGAACCCGGCGTCACGGGCGTACGCCCACCACACCGCTTCGGATGCGACGTAGCAATGCCCGGCGGTGTTGATGGTGCGGGGCCGTCGTCGGTAGACGGGGTGCAGAAGATCGTCCGTCAATACCCCGCGGACGCGGTCGATGATCGGTTGCAGATCGGGCGGGTTGACGACGTACACCACCGTGCGACGGTGGCCGGCCAACGGGTTCCGTGTCGCCAACGCCGTGCCGTTACGCGGTGCGGTCGGGCGGGTCGTCGCCCGTGGTGACGACGGGGTCACCCGTCACCGGCTTGCCGGGGTCGGGGTTGTTCGGGTCGACGGCGGCCGTGTCGGCGTTGTCGTCGCGGTCGTTCGGGCGATCCGTCCGCTCCGTCCGTTCCGTCTGCTTCTCGCGGGTTGTGCGTTCGGTGGTCATGCCGGATCACTACCCGCCGGGGTGGTTCCGAAATCGGCACCGGGGCCGTGGTCGTCGGTGTCGTCATCGTCCAACAATTCGCGTTCCCGGTCGATCGCGTCGCGTGCCCGGCGGGCGGCATCTTCCCCGGCCGCCAACATGTCGCGGACCTTCCCGACCCGGAACCGGTTGGCCCGGGTTGGTTCCCAATCGCGGGCGTCGGCCATCAGTAACGCACCCGCGCATAGCCGCGTATCTGCGACGACCGTGACCGGTTCCGCAACGCGGACGTGTCGGACGTGTTGCCTTCGTCCACGTCGCACGTGGACGAATACACGGCCCGCAACATGCCGACGTGGCCGCCGTATTCGAACATGACCACCAAATCGCCCGGTTCCGCCTTGTTGCCGTCGGTCGTCCACCCGGTGAATGGCGCTTTACCGGCCCGCGCTTGATCTTCAATCCACGCGACGGACGCCAGATTGTAGGACAACCCATCGACCCCGGCCGCTTCCATCGCGGCACAACACCACACGCCGCACCACGGTTCGTTCCGCAACCACGTACCGGACGATCCGTGTTTCACGCACCGATCCTGCGCGGCCCGGATGCCGTCCGACCGGGAATCGCAATTCGACCCGCCCGGGGATTCGTACATCCCGCGGTGGGACGCCATCCACGCCAACGCCGCGTCGCGGCCCTTGCCGTTGCCGGACGATCCGCCAGACGACCCGCCACCGGTGTCGGGTGCAGACGACCCACCATTGGTGACGGGTGCGTCCCATGTGGCCGCCCACGTTTTCGGGCCGACGTCACCATCAACGGCCAACCCTTTTTCGGCTTGGAATGATCGGCACACCGATTCCGATTCCGGGCCGAAACACCCATCGACGCCGATCGACCACCCGCGGTCCCGCATTTTCGATTGCCACGTGCGGACGTTGTCGGTGTCGACGCCGCCGTAACAACCGGAATGGTTCCGGTCGTCGGACGATGGTTGCCCCAACCAATGATCGGACGGGTATGGGAACGCCGGGGCCATCAACGCCACACCCTACGCCCCGACCATCGCCACGTCGACGTCGAACAACGTGGGCATGTCGGCGGTGTCGAACAACGCCAATTGTTCCGGTTGCACGGCGGTCGGCCAGACGATCCGCGGCGGCGGGGTGCCGAAGACGATTTCCCACCGCTTTTTCGGGCCGAGGTAATGCTGATTCGGCGGCCGGATTTGGGGACGCGATGCCCACCCGCCGGTGGCCGACAACACCGGTTGCACGTGGCCGTGCAGTTTCCAGCCGGACGCCTTCAACGACGCGCCATCTTCCGCGTCGATGGTGTACGTCAACAACCGCCAATACCCCAACGCCTTCGCGGCCCGGATACAGCACCCGTACAGAAACGAACAACAATTCCGTTCCCCGTCCGTGCACACCCGCCGGATTTCCAACACGCCCGGCAACGCCGCCATCCGCGCGATCGGCAACCCGGCAATCGCCACGCCGTGCACCTCGCCGGTTTCGTCATCGATCGCGGCCACCGCGAACCGGGCCATCTGCGCGGGGCCGTTGTGGCGATGGAACGCCGCGACGTACGCATTGGCGTCGGTGGTGGTGATCGACACGGCCCGCAATGACACGGCTACCGCGGCCTCCAAAACAACAACACCATCACGATCACGCCGAGCACGACGGCCAGCGTTTTCCATTCCGCCGCATTGAAGATTTCCGCCACCGTCATCGCGTCGACCGCCGGTATCCGATGCCCAACCGTTCCGCCCATTCCAACGCCATCGCGACGTTGTGACGGCCGGCCTCGGAAGCGTAACCCTCCTGTTCGCCATGATCGGCCCGCGCACGTTCCCGTTCGCGTTCGATCATCTGCACGACCACGTCGGCGTCGGTGTCGTGGTCATGTCGCACCGATGCGACGTCGACGCGACACGGCACGTCCGGCACGGACGGCCATTCGGCCGCGATCCGGGCATGTTCGCGTCGACGCCGACGCCCTGCAGCCGCATACCCGTATCCGCCGTCACCGAACATCACGGCCCCGATCCGCCCACGCCCGGAATTCGTCATCGGTCATGTTGGCGGTGTCTTTCGCGCGGGCACGCCCGCGCGCAGTTGAACGTAAACGTTCAGCCCTAAGTTCGGGGGCCACGGGTGGCCGGGGTTGGTGCGGTCCCTGGCCGGGGTTGGTGTCGCCACTGGCCGGGGTGTCCGGCCACCGGTGGCCGGGGTGTCCGGCCATAGCTGTGGCCGGGGTTGCGGTGTACGTCGACGGCCGCCCGTGATGGCGTTCCGTCACCAATACGCCCACCGATTCCAACACCCGCAACGACCGCCGCACCGTCCGTTCCGAACACCCCGACCCCGCCATCAACGACGCGATCGACGGCCACGCCCGCCCGGTGCGGTCCATGTATGACACCAACGCGGCCGCCACCGCACGCGACGTTACCGGCACGTCGGCCCCACGAACCGCGACCATAAACGCGATGCGCACGTCCACCCCATCGGCCCGCTAAAACGGTATGTCGTCATCATCGGCCCCGGCCAATGGGTAGTCCGAACCGGGGTCGGGGCCGGGCGGATCGGTGCCGATCGACTCCGTGGCGGACGGCGTTTCGGCCGGTGCGGCCGTGCCGTCCGCCAACCCGTCGAAATCGTCCGGCAACGGTTCGTCGGCTTCGTCCAACAACGCCGCCATCTGCCCCAACGCCACGTCATATTCCCCGCGTTTCCGGGCGTAGTTTTCGACCCAATGCACGACCTGGCGGATTTGTTGCCGCGACAGATCGTGAATCGAACGGCCGGTGGGTTCGTCCGGCGATCGGGACGCGAGATGGGCGAACAACCGCACGGTGGTCGACGGCACCCCGGCGTCGTTCGCAATCGCGAATGCCCGCCGCACTTCGCCCGGCGATGCACGCCCGGCTGGGGACGGTGCCCGGGACGGTTCCGGCCTGGCCGGCCTCCCGGCCGCCGTCGACAATTCCCCGCCGCCATCCGGGTCGACGCCGGTGGACAGAAGGAACGCGTGCACCAACCACGATTTTTTGGCGGCCGTCAACGCCTTCGGCAACGCCTTGTCGGCGTTGTCGGTGGCGTCCCCCCACCACGTCACCGGTTCCAACGCGTCGCCCATCGGGCCGATCACGGTGTACGTCATCTGCACCGACACGCCCGACCCGCGGGACGACCGGAATTGCACGTCGTAGCGGTCGACGTGGTCGATGGTGGCGTGCACGACCAACCGGGCCGTCGCCATCAACGGCCGCAGCATTTCCACCATCGCGCCTTCCGACGCGAACGCGTACCCCTGCTGTTCGTTCCGTTCCGTTTTCTGGAGCAGATGGGCGTCCGCCATCACCGCCGCAATCCGGTCGATCACGCCCGCGTCATCCGGCAACCGGTCGACCGCCCGCGGCCCGCGCAGGGGCGTTTCCGGGGCCGTGGTCGATTTCCGGCGTCCGCGGCCGCCACCACCCGTATCCGGCGGGGACGCGTCAGCGGGCGATTCCGGGGCCGTGCCGGGCAATGGTGGCGGTGCGGCACCGCCGTGGGCGGCCGGGGTGCTCACGCGTCCGCCGCCGTTTCTGCCCGATCCGCCATCCGCAGGTTGCCGATGACGTCGTCCAACGCCGCAACGTGGTCCTCGAGGTCGATCGCATGTTGGCGATCGTGGCCGGTGGACGCCTGCCGCCGGTAATAGAACGCCTCGCGGTCCAGATCGTCCCGAATCTGCACCAACGCCGCGATTTGATCGCGGGTGCCCATCGCCCGCACGGTCATGCCAATGACCTCCAGATCGATTGCAACGCCAACGTCACCACCACCCCGATGCCCGGGGCCACCACGAACAGACACCACCCCAACCCGTTCCGCCACCACGCGGGCGTCCGGGGGGCCGATTCCAACCCGGCGTACCGTCCGTCGCGGGTCATCGGTGCAACCAATCGACCCAAATTTCCGCGCACGTGCACGACTCCAACCGGTGCCCATCGAACGTCGGGCAATCGTCGTCATGGCACACGTGCACGTGCCGCAACACCATCCCCACCGGGACGCCGAAATCGCGGGCGATCATCACCACCGCCGCGATCACCCCGCCGCGGGGATCACCGTCCGGTTCCACCACCATCCGCGTCCCGATCGCGTCCGGGCCGCCGTCATCGATCAATTCGGACGTCCATTGGTTCATCCGTCCGCGCTCCCATACGTTGTCGGTTTGCCAAATGTGCAGCGTGCGTGCAGACCGAACCGGGGTGGCCGACGCACGCCGGGCACCGATGCCACCGCGCCCGGCCGTCGTTCCGTTGTTCCGGGTCAATCGATTTCCCCCACCGCCGACCCTGCGGCCGGATGTGCGGCACGTTTTTGCCCTCGCCGCCGTGTTGCACGTATCCGAACCCGTGGCACATCGGGCACGCCGGGGGCAGATGATCCGGCCGCCAATCCGACCGCACCGCGTTGGCGTGGTCGATCGTCCGGCGGCGGCCGTCATCGCCGGTACGGCCGCCGAACATCAACGGCCGCAACCGGTGGCATTCCGCGCACCGTTTCGCGTCCCGCGTTTTCCGGCCGCCGCACCCCGGGCACGCGTCCCACGCGTCATCCCGGGCCATCGTCCGCCACGTCCATCAACGTCATCTGTCGGGGGGCCGGCCAGGGCGTGCCGCGACGTTCGCCCGGGTGCACCAACGCCAACACGCGGGCGTTGCGGCCCGACCGGGTCGGCCGGGTGGTGCCGGTATCGACCACCAACCCGCGGTCGACCAATTCCGAACACCGGGTGCGGATGCCGGAATCGGTCTGCTCGGGCAACGGGACGCCCGCGTCCCGATACCGGTCGACCAATTCCTCCAGCGTCAACCCGTCCGGCGACGCGTCGAATACCGCCGCCACCGCCGCCTGCCGCTCTCGCAGATCACCCAACGATTCCGCCGCCGCCCACGACGTCCACGGGTCATCCCACCGGGCCGCGGGCATCACCGGTCACCCCGTTGCCGCACCCGCCCGATCAATTCCGTGGCGATACCGGCGGGCGGCACCGATCGTTTGCATTTCGGGCACGTCACCCGCCGCACCGACCGGTCGGCCGTCGCGGCCACCGCCGAAACGTCGTTCAACCAAATGCCGATCATCCGCAGCAATTCGGCCCCCTTCGCGTCGTCGCGGTCGACCGCGTCCCGTTGCAGATGGGTGACGATCGCGGCCACCTGTTCCGCCCGTAACCGGTGGGCAGATCGGGTCAGGTCCGTGGTCGTCATGGCCGCCTACCCCGCAACGGCCCCGCGCACGGACATTTCCCAGCGATTCCACGCCGTGCGTCCCTACTGGCCGCCCACCCGCCATCCCACCGACGACGGGTGTTCGCACTGGCCGTATGCCGGGCGCGGGATTCGAACCCGCACGGGCGTGCCCAACGGATTTTGAATCCGCCGCGTCTACCGGTTCCGCCAGCCCGGCCGTGTTCCCAATTTGTTCCAAAACCGGGATGCGCGGGGATGCGCACCGTCCCGCACGGATGCGCACCGATGCGTGGTGGTGTTCCAGTCCCCGTGCGGGTTAGACGCGCATCCCCGCGCATCCCTGCCGATCCCCGCGCATCCGCGCGGATCGGCGTTTCGGTGTCAGACACCGAAATTTCGTGGCCGCGATCCGTTGTGCCGCAACGGATCGTGCCGTTGGCCCCGCCGATCTGTTCCCAATTGGTTCCAAAACGACCGCGCGGGGCCATCGCTCACGTACCCTTTCCGTGGGCGGCGACGGCCCCCGATGGCCGTGTGGTAGCGGCCGGGGCGTCATCCGACGACGCGGCGTTGGCCGTCGTCGCCCGCTCCCGATCCAACGCCGCGAATGCCGCGATTTCGGTGCGGACGCGGGCGGCGGCCGACCCGTGATCGTAAATCGTGCGGATCAACGTGCCGTCGGCGTGGCCGACGCGGGTGGCCGTCGCGTCCATCGACATGCCCATGTCACGCATCCGCGTGATCGCCGTTTTCCGCAGCGAGTGGGACGTCAACGCCGGGTCGACGCGTAGGCCGGCCGATTCGGCGGCGGCCATCGTCGGCCGCCACACGTGGCGATCGAAATACGCGTGCGCGACGCGGCCGTTGATGATCGGCCACGCCCGGCCGTCCGGCATCGGCCACACCAACCGGGTGTCCGGGCCGGGCGGGGTGGCGGGCAGATGCGCGGTCGGGGTCGGCACCGCCGCCCGCATCCGGCCGATCTGTTCCGCCGCCAACGCCGCTTCGTCCGGGAACAACGGGATGACCTTTTCGCCCGTGCGGGCCGATTCTTTCGGGTCGGGCACCGTCAACGTCGCGTTGTGCAGATCGGCCACGTCCCAATCGCACACGCGGGATTGCAGCAATTCTCCGATCCGGTTTCCGATGCGGCCCTGCAGCACGATCAACCGACCATACGCCGCCGGTGCGCACATCGCGAACGGCAACGTTTCGTCGGCCGTCAAGATGCGGTGCCGCTTCGCCTTGGGCGGTTTCGGCAACCGGAACGTCAGAAGCCGATCGGGCACGTTGCACCGTTCGTCGCGGGCGTACGTCAACGCGTCCCGCAACCCGATCGATTCGTCCACCGCCGTTTTCGGGTGGGCGGCGTACCGACCGCGCAGATACCGCACCACGGCGGATTCGTCCAACAAGTGCACGGGCACGTCCGCGAATTCGCCGGACGTCCACGGCCGCATCACGCGGTGCCACCATTCGGCCCCGCCCGGCTTCAGGAATTCGCCGGTGCGGGACACGGACACCAACCGGATCGCCAACGCGGCGTCGGCGGCGGCCCGCAACGTCATCGACCGCGGGGCGTACCCGGGGCCGTGCCCGGCGGCCCGCGATTCCTTCAACGCGATGATCCGGGCGTTGGCGTCGTCGGCGTTGTTGAACGTTTCGCAATGGACGCCCAACCCGGGGAACGACAACCGCACCCGGAACAACCCGGGCCGCGGTTGATCGACCCCGCGCAGCAGTTCCACCGGCGTGCCGGTGCCACGGCGGCGGGTCATCGGTCTGCCCCCGGCAACGCCATCACGTACCGGCGGGCGAACGTCATCGGCCGGAAATGCCGATCGCCTTCGAACAACGCCGCGATTTCCGCGACGGTGGTCGATTCGTCGGCCGGGCGGTTGACGGGCAACCAATGTTCCCCGTCGACGCTGACCCAATAGACGCGCCCAAGGTCGGGGTCGATGGTCGTGCGGGTGTGCACCCGGCGGTCGTCGGCGGTCATCGGTCTGCACCCGGGTCGGCCACCCGCATTTGTTCGGCGTGGCGGATTCCGGCGGGCGTCAACCGAAATCGGGTGCCGGGGTCGTCCGGGTCCCCGTCGCATTCGATCAACCCGCGAGCGATGCCGTCCAACAACACGGCCCGCGCGGGGTCGGGGGTGGCCCGCGGGTCGTCCGCGGGGCCGGGGGTGGTGGTAGTCACCCGTCGTCCTTTCGTTCGCCGGGCGGATCGTCCGGCCCGGCACCCCGCATCGTACCGGGTTCGGTGGCCGTCCCCGGGCCGTGGGACGCCACGAAGTCGTCAGCGATCATGCGGGCGTGGGCGACGACGGCCGACCACACCACGTACCGGCGTTTCGGCGACATGGCGTACACCGGCAATCGCCCGGCCCGTATCCAACCTTGGATCGTCCGCACGGACATCCGCAACCGGGCCGCCGCCTCTGCGATGGTGACCAATTCCTCGCCGTCGGGCGGGGTCGGGTGGGTGGGTGTGGTAGGCACGCCGGGGCGATGGGTTGTACACCCCCGGTTCGGCCGATTCAATTCCCCTCCCGCGGCCCATCCGCGGATGTTCGCGCACATATTCGTACCCTCGCGCATCCCCGCGTAACGTCGCGGATCGTAATTCGCAGCGCGTTGGGCACATTGCAAACCGGACGCGAACGTCCTTACGCGAACCGGTGGTGTACACACCACCATCGGGGGTCGTGCGCACGCCCCATTCTCCGACGGGCGCGGAACATCCCCCCGCAATTTTGCGATGGCGGCACACCTGCACGCCGGGGAACGTGATACGTTCGGGCCGCAACGTCCCGCTACCACCGCGAAGGAGCAACGGAATGGACGGCACCACGCCCACCATCGGCCCGGCCGATGTGCTGGAACGGGCCGCGGAATTGATCGAACAGACGCCCGGCACGAACGCGCTGGACGCCAACCGCGAAGCCGTTATGGGGTTCGTCGCGTCGGAACGGATCACGACACCGGCCGACGCCGACCGGTTGGCCGCCGACACGTACTACGCGTTGTTGGATTATCTGCCGCCCGACGTCGACATGGTCGGGCCGTGGTCGGATCGGGAAACGTCGGATCGGGTGGCCGGGAAGATGCGCGGATGCGCACGGACGATCCGCCGCGGTGGCCCGGTGCACGTCGACGCCACCGTGCCGCCCGTCGGGGCCGACGTGGTCGATATCGCCACCAACCGCAACCGCGGCGTCGACCACCACATGCGGCCGCACAAGACGCCGCCGACCGGGTTGGCGGCGTTGACGTACGAACGCGGCATCGTCGCGTCCGCGATCATGCGGGCGAAGCGGGCCGCCCACCCGAACGCCGCGAAATTGACCGCCAACGAAATCCGGTTGGCCGAACTGGACCGCCAAATCGCCGAACTCGAGGCGGCCGGCCAGACGGACAACGGCGACGGGGCACGGACCGGATGAACGTCCCCGACAAGCACGCCAACACCGTCGCGCGGGTCGATGAACTGCTCCGATCCGGCGTGCAACGCAAGGCGGACGCGTTCGAACGGGTGGCCGCCGAAATCGGGTCAACGCCCGGGTCGGTGTCGCAACGGTATTACGCCGAAACGCGGGACCGCCGCGACCCGGCCCCGGCACCACGACGGCGGGCAGAAACGCCGCCGCCCGGCACCGACGATTCGTTGTCGACGTTGTTGGACACGGCGGCGTTGATGGTGTTGGAGGCCGTCCGGCTTCTGCGCGATTCCCGGTTGGAACAGGACGCGGCCGCGTACCGGTCGGTGCGGGCGGTGGTGGGCGAATTCACCGTATGACCGCCCGGGCCGACCCCGACCATCCGTGGGGCGTCGACGTGCCCAACCCGGGGTCGGCGGCGGCCATCGCCCACGGGTGCAGATGCGCGGTGATGGACAACGCGTACGGCCGCGGGTACATGGGCGGCCCGGGGTCGGTGTATGGGTGGGTGGTGACGGCGGATTGCCCGTTGCACGGGGAACCGCCGCCGCCGCCGCCCGCCGCCGTCTGACGTTCTACGCGGGCGGGTTGGCCGCGATCACCGCCTGCGCCTGCGACAGGATCATGGCGTCCGTAATGACGCCCGCATCGGCCCCCGGGGTCGGGTTGCCGTTCGCCTGTGCGGATGCCCACGCGTCCGCCCATCCCGGTGCGGCGGCCATGTCATACCGGTGCCGGAACGCCCACGCTTCCGGGTCGGCCTCGTCCAATTCCGAACCGGCTTCGTGTTCGGTGGCGGCGGCGGCGGCCACCCGGCCCCGCAACGCCGTGTCGAGCGTCATTTCCCACACGTCGTGGTACGTCATCACGTTCCTTTCGTTATCCGTTTCGCCATCCCAATCCCCACACCGTGAAGTTCAGCACCGAATTCAGCCGGACGGCGAGCGACCCCGCGGACGTTGCGCTCACGTTCCATGCCCGCATCTGCAACGCACCCGCGTTGACCCAACGGGCATGGGACGCGTGATTCAGGTTCGGCGGTGCGGCGGCATCCCAGCCGCCGTGTCCGCCGACGTGAATGAACCCGTCAACGTTGCAGTCGGCAACGCCAATCGTAGTGATGCCGTCCGTCGCGCCTGTCGTCTTTGTGACGGTGGCATAGAACGTACATTCCCACCGGTTTGCCGGTGCCGCCGCACCGGGCGGGGTGTACGTAAACGCGGCCGACCGGAACGTGTACGTGCGGCCGTCGTCCAACGTGGTGGCCTGGTATCCGTCCGGCGGTGGTGCGGTGGCCGGGTACAACGCCTTCAGCGTCGCGAAATTCGGGAAACACGGTGGTGCCCCGGCCCGAAGGAACATGCGGCGATCGGTCAACGCTCCGGCCGCCATCGACGCGATGGCAAGTTCCCATGTCGCGGCGGTTTGCGTTGGCGGCAACGTGGCGGCGTCGACGTACACCAATTGCGAACGTCCGTCGGCCGGGGTGAATCGCACCACCAACACGCCGTTGGCGGTGGCCGGTATGGCGGTGCCCGGGTTCAATTCGCAGTAATGGCCGTCGACCCAACACGCACCGGCGGCCACATTGATGATCGGCCCGGCGGCCAACGTGGGGGCCAATCTGCCCGCCACCGCCAACGGCGAATCGTCCACGCCGGACGTCGCCCACATCCGGGCCATCTTCCGCCAACGCGCCTCGGACGACACGTTGCCCGGGGATTGATCTGTCGGCCAAACGGCCGTCATGTCGGGCACGTCAGTTCCTTTCCAGTTGCCGGATGCGGCGGTTGGCGATATCCAATGCCCGCCATTGCGCGAGCGTTACCGATCCGTCGCCCAACAACGGGGTGACGACGGCGGGGCGGTTCGGTTCCATTGTGATCGTCGCTTGGGAAATGACGTCGCGGATGGACGTGGTGCCGATCCGTACGGTTGCCAGATCACCCACCGACCAATCGCGCAGAAACCGCTGCGAAATGGTGTCCAACGCGTCCATTTCCACCATCGTCGGGTGGACGCCGTCCGCCAATGTTTCCGCGGCCGCTTGGTCCATGTCGGCGGTGGCGGTGGTGTCGCGGCGGTCCTGGAACGTTTCGAACCGGCCCCAATCTTGCACCGACGGCACCGATTGGTATTCGCGGACGACGCGGGCGGTGCCGTCACCGCCGCCGCCGACGTACACGTAATTGACGTCGGGTGCATCGCGGGTGGAACGCCACGACGCCAACGTGCCCAAATCGACGGAGAAAATGGCCCCGCCGGACGGCACGAACGTTTCGAACGTGAGATTGCGCACCCGCACGCCGAGGCCGGCCGACCCGGCCGCCTGCTGTACGAATTCGAGCAGGTTTTGATACCGGCCGGACAACGTGATGGTGGGGCCGAACGGGGCCGGGGTTGGCACCGTCAACCCGGGCACCTGGCGGGCCGGTAACGCGGCGGGTCCGGCGTTGCGGGACACGTACCCGGCCAACACCGTCGACGCGGCACCGGTGGCAACGTCATACGCCTGATGGTTGTACGGCGGTGCGACGGTGCCGGGTTCCGGGTGCACGATCCGCCGCCGCAACCACACCATGTCATCGGTGCCGTACAGATGGACAACGTCCCCGTCGACGTCCGACGACGTTTCGAATCGCACCACCGGCCCGGATTGCAACACGGAACCGTCGGCGGCGTTGATGACCAACACCCGCGGCATCGGCGAATTCAAGAGCACGGCCGCCGCCGGTGTGGTCGACGGCATCACCAATTCCCACGTCGACAATTCGTTGAACCGTTGGATGACGGTGGCGGATTCGAACGTGTCGATTTCCGCCAACGGCGTTTGCCAATCGCACGCCACCAATCGGATCGTCAAGCCGCGAGCCACGCGTTTTCCCAATTCAACGTGATGGACGCGGTCGGGTCGGTGTTCGCCAACGCCAATTCGATTTTGTTGTCGCCCGGGGCCAACGACCACAACGATGAATCGGACGTCAACAACGGGTACGCGTTGGCGTCGTCAATGGTGACCCGTTTCCAACCGGGCCGGTGGTCGACCACCAACCGTTGCCCGGCCGCCAATGACGTCGTCACCGTCCACGACGCCCCGGTGGTGAGATTCCGGGCGGACGGATTCTGCCCCGGCCCGACCACGGTAATGATCGGCCACGATTCGACGTCACCGGACACGTGCACGGTGGTGGCACCAAACGCGTTGGACGACCCCAACACCAACGGCAGAAACGGGAACCACGTTTGTGCCGATCCCTGCACGACGGTGGTTGTTTCTTCGGTCGGGTCCAACCAATACGGCCACGCGGCCCGGAACAACAACGTGCCCATATTCATATCGCCGGATGATTCGTCCAGATCGTCCAACCCGGCGTCATACGTGCAGCGCAGATACCGGCCGGGCGACGGGCCATCAACGACGGTCAACGTGCCTTCGCCGTTGGTGGGGTCCAACACGCGTGCCCACCGTCGGATTTCTGCGCGGTCGGTGATCGTGCCGGGGGCCACCACCGGCACCGTCACCACCCGCTCAAGATGGAACGCCCCCAACCATCGGGAACCGTTCCGGGACGGCACCGGCAACGTGGTGGTCTGCACCGGCGGCATCATCCGAGCGCGGGCACCGACGGTCATGCGGAACGTCACCACGTCCCCGGCCGGGTTCCGGTATTCCACCGTTTCGCACCCGTCGGGTTCGTATGGCCGCGTCATCGGCCCGCCCGCAACAATTCCAACCGCCGGAACCCGTACGCGATATCGGCCGCGTCGGCCCGTTGGGTGTACAGATTCAACGTATACCCGCCCGCGTCCCCGACGATTTCCCGCAACAGCCGTTCCGGTGTGACGATTTCGCGGCCGGCCTCGCCGCCCAGGAACAACGTCGGCCGCGTCAACACACCGCCCTTCGCGAGCGGCGGGATGTACGGGAAATGAATGGTGCCGCCACCGGCCGACCCGCCGCCGATCTTCCCGACGCCCGGCAAATGGGTGTCGACGGTCGGGATGGTGATACGGGGGATGGTGATGGCCGATCGGTTCCACGCCGCGATGAACGAATTGATCGGCGCTTTCAGCGCGTTGGCGATGCCATTGGCGGCCGACCGGACGGCCCCGATTTTGGACGACACGTAATTGATGATCGATGAAATGGCCGACCGCACCGATTCGTACGCGGCGTGGGCGGCCGACCCAACGGCGTGGAACGCGGACGACACCCGGCCGATGGTCGACACGATCGAACCGACGACACCGGCCAACCACGATTTGAGGCCGTTCCACGCCGATTTCACGGCACCGATGGCGGCCTGTGCACCGGAGACGATCTGCGACCAATACCGGGCGATCAACACCACCGCCAACCCGAGCGGCCCGGCCAGAATCACGAGGATGGTTCGCCAATTCGACCGCAACCACGACAGGAACCGCGACACCACGCCGGTGATGACGGACACCATCGCGGTAAAGGCGCGGACGATCGTGGTTTTCGCGGTGTTGGCGGCATTCTGCACGCCCACCCACGCGGCGGTGATGGCGGCCGAAATCCGGTCCCAATTTTTGTACAGCAGAATGGCAATCGCGATCAACGCGGCGATCACGGCAATGACGATCAACACCGGCACCGCCCACGCGGCGGTGACGACGGCGGCCACGGCGGTGACGGCGTTGTACGCCAGAATCGCGATCGTCAACGCCGCGATCACGCCGACCAACACCTTGGTGACGGCCGGGTATTTCGCCAGAAACGCCAACAACGGCTGTAGCACGTTCAACGCCAATTGAATGGCGGGGATCAACGCCCCGACCATTTCACCGGTCAGATTCGCCCACGACTGTTTCGCGATATCGATTTGGCCCGGCAGCGTTTTGCCGTAGGCGTCGGCGGCCCCGCCGGTTTCTTTTTGCAACTCGGCCAGGATGATCTTTTGGGCACCCAACAGGTCGCCCGATTCCTGCATCGCCTTGATCGCCTTCTGCTGCGATGACGAAAACGTCACACCGACGCGGGACAGGGCCGACATGCCCTTGATCGGGTCGTTGAGCGCCTTCCCGACGACGGTGGCGGATTCGCCCATCCCCTTCTTGAACCGCACCGAATAATCGACGGTGGCCTTGGTGGCCTGGTCGAAAATGTCGTTGCCCTTCCCGACCTCGTTGCGAATGTTGGTGAAGGTCAACAGCAGGTTTTCGCCGGACGCGATGGCTTCGTCATCGATGCCGGATTTGCGCATGATGGCCCCGGCCAGATCGTCCACGTGGCCCGCGGTGACGTTGGCAACACCACCGGTCGATTTGATGACGGCGTTGGTGTCGGCCGCCACCTTCTGCGTTTCCTGCAATTCCTCCCAACCGGTGCGGGCGGCGGATGCCAACGCCGCCAACCCAGCCACGGCCCCGGCCAACGCAACCTTTTTGCCGATGCCCGCGAATGACGATCCGACGCCTTTGGTGGCGGCGGTGGCGTCTTTTGCGCCTTTCTGCAACCCGCGGGTGTTGGCGATGAAATCAACGACCACACGGGCGTCGGCACCGGGCATTCGTTACCGGCCCTTCCGCCGTGCCCGACGCGCCTGGTCCTTCGCGTCGCGTTCGATGAACCGGCAAAACGCGGTGTATTCCTCGTCGGTCAACGCGTCAACATCGCGGGGCGTCATTCGCCAATACCGGCAGAAGGCGGCGAGGTCGTCGACGGCGGCCCGGGCAAAGGGTCGCGGGTTTCCTCCGACGCCACCAATTCCATTTCGACGTCGTCCAATTCGTCCCACCGCACGTCCGGGTAACCGTTCCGCCGCAACGACAACCACGCCGACAACGTCAACGGTTCGTCTTGCATCAGGTCGGTCAGCGTTTGGCCCGTCTGCTCGCGGATCATCCGCAATTCGCGGGGGGTGAATCGCAACCGGGTGTTGGACCCGATCTGCACCACCGACGGCAATGGGTTGGGGACGGCCCGCACGGGCGGCGGGTCGGATGGGTTCATTTCGGCCACGGATACCTCGCGATTTCGGATTGGGTGGTGGTTGCCAATTTCTGTTTCACCAGCCGTTTCATGCGGCGGGCGGTCGGGATGATGTACCGGCCAGATTTCGCACCGCGGCCGCGTTTCCGTCGGCCCCATTCCAACCACCGGGCGTATTCGATGCCGTCGCCTTCGATCAATTGGGCGGTCGGGATTTGTGCCGCGACGGGTGACACCCGGATCGAATTTCGGAACGCCCCGGTGCGCACCGGCACCCGCATCCGCAACACGTCCGCGGACGTGTTGGCGGCCGATTCGATCGACCCCCGCAACGCCGTTTCGGTGCGGCGTGCCCACGGTGCCCAATCGCGTTCCAATTCCTCCAGCCCGTGCGTTTCGATCTGCACCAACGCGGCGGACGGCCGGCCAGCCATGTGCCGTTACGGCCCCGGCGTAATCGACTTCACGGGCGGCCCGGTCAACGACCATTCGATATCGATGGTCGACTGGTCGCCCGCGTCCCCGTTGACCGGGGCGTACGGCACCGGCACGACCATGCCCGACCACATCGGGTTGGTGGACGACACCGGCATGGACCCGTACGGGATGATTTCGAACGGCACCGGCACGCCACCGTCGACGGCCCCGGACAGAATTTCCTCCGTGGCCCCGGTGTCGAATGACTGCACGAACGTCGCGGTCAACGTCCATTTGGTGATGCCGGGGTAATCCGTTTCCCCGCAAAACGTCGTCACCGTGGTGGTCGACGTGTCGGGCGACAACTCGAGGTGTTCGCACACGCATTTCAGCGATGCACCGTCAATGGTGACGTCGCAATCCCGCAAGATCAGCGGGAGCGGTGGTGCGGTCGATGCCACGGGTTCGGTCCTTTCAGTTGGTTGCGACGGGCACACGCACTTGCACGATGCACCCCTGGTATTCGATGCCGCCGGACGGGAACCGGCCGGGGGCACCAACCCGTGTCACCCACCACGGGTATGGGTCGGCGTCCATCCGGTCGATCGCCAACGCCACCATCGATTCAAGATCGGCCACCGCTTCGGACGGTTCCAACAACGACGTCACCGCGATGATCTGCAACAACGCGTTGTAACGGCATTGGCCGGACGGTTCCAACCACGGGTCGTCCCACCGGATGCCGAACGATGGTGCGATGGCGGCGTCCGGGTCGAATGGCACCACCGGCGGGTCGGCCGGTGCGATCGGCGCGAGCACCGCCGCCAACGCCATCCGCACGTTGGTGATGGCGATGGTGGCGGTGCTCATGCGACGCCCCACCGTTGCCGTAACGGCGTCAACGTCACCGCGTGCCGGGTGAATGGCGATCGGGGGATGCGCAACGCGTCATCGCCCGACCCCAACCACCCGAACGCGGCATCGTTGGCCTTCCACCATTCCACGGCCCGCATCAGGTTGACGCGGTTCAACAACGGGTTGGTGGGGTCGACGGGGTCGTCCGGGGTGCGGCACAACGCGTCATCGATTTCGACCGCGGCGGCGTCGATGCACGCCTGCAGCCGGGCCGTGTTGTCGGCCGTCACCGTCGTGCGCAACGCGTCGGCCAATTCATCGATGGTGGCGTAGGCCATCTGCACGCCCCGTTACGCGTCGTCGGGGTTGTCGGTGGTTTCGGGCGTCCGGGTGCGTGGCCGGCCGACCGGGCGGCGCTCCGTGCCCGCGTCGTCGGTGTCTCGCGGTCGTTCCCGGGATGCCCGCGACGGCTTCCCGGCCCCGGTGCCTTCGTCGGCCGGGCCGGAACCGTCGGGCCGGACGGCCTGCTGGTTCGGGTTGTCCATCCGGGTGGGTTCGTCGGTCATGGCGTCTTGACGACCTTCACGATGCCCGCGGGCAGAATCGCGACGGTCGCGAAGTAACCGGCGTACGCGACCTGCACGCCCAACACGGACGGTTCCACCACCTGCAACGACCCGATCCGATCTTCGTACGCCTCGAACGCGGCCGTCGACATGATGATGATGGTGTTGGCGGGCATTCCCGCCGACACGTACAACGGGATTCCGGCGATGGCACCGGCCGGGCCGGTGCCGAACCCGGACGCCGCGAACCCGGCCGACTGTGCGTTGGTCGGGTTGTACGGCGGGAACATCGGCCCCAACTGCGCGAGCATGTCGGTGCCGGTGATGGCAACCAACCGGCCCGACCCGTACGTGGCGTTGTAGACGGCACCGGCGGCACCCCAAAACGCCCCGGCGACTTCGTCCGGGGTGTTGGCACCGGTGCCCAACGACGGCCCCGCGACGGACGCCGCCACGATCGCGTTGGCGGCCGCGTGCTCGGTCTGCACCGCGTACTGCGCGGCCAGATCACCGATGACAATGTCCATGATGCCGGGCGACGTCCAATCGACGTCCTGGCGGGACACGTTGACGTATCCGCCGTACGTCACCGGCGACACCGGCACCTTATTGATGACCATTTTCTGCGACACCAACTCGGTCTTTTCGGCCGACTGCGGCTGCACGTTGGTGTGCTGCTGGACGGTTGGCCGGGACCACGATCCGCCCGGCAACTGTCGCGGGCCGAGCAGTGTCACCACCGGCCGGTTGGAGTCCACGAACGACACCACCGGGCCGATGATCGATTCCGGCAACAACCCGGGGTTGTCGCCGGTGGTCTGATGTGCGGCGGCCCGGTGATAGACCTCCAACCGGGCGCGGGCGGTGTCGTTGCCGACCCCGGCCCGCCACCGATCGATGATGTACGCCCCGGCCGATCGGTATTCCACGGTGGTCGGCCCGTCATTCGGGCCGCCGATCAACGTGGCGATTTCCGCCACGCGGGTGGCGGATTCGGATGCGATCCGCCGGGCATCGCGCAACGGTTCGATCTGCTCGTTGCACACCGCCATTCGCTCGCGCGATCGGGTGACGAGCTCCATTTCCTGTGGCGTCAGATCACGCGTTTCGCGTTCGGCCCCCTCCACGATGCCGTCGATAAACGCCTGGCGTTCCTCGATTTCGGCGGCGTAGCGGGCCAGCATGTGGTCGGTCTGTCGCGGCATAGCGCCGTAACCCTCCGGGTCGTGTTCGATGGTATGAACCGACGTCGTGAGCGTTCGTCGCCCGCAACACCCCCGGACCCGCACCAGCGGTCAACAACGGTGGGTGGTAGCGCGAAACCTCGCGGCCGATGGTACATCAATCGGCCGGACGTGCACATCCGAAAACCACAACGGCCGCCGGGGTCATAACGCCCGACGGCCGTTGCGTGCGACGTCCCCAGCGGGATGCGGTGGTGATGCTATCGCGCTGAATATCGGGCGTCGATGGCGGCGGCCCGTTCCGCCAATTCGCGGGCGTACAACTCCGCCAGATGTGGCGTGGGCACCACCGCCGCGGCCGGGGTTACCGCGGCGGTGGTGTCGGCGGCACGGACGGCCAGCACCCGCGCATCCTCGTACGCCGGGTCGGGCGTCATCGCGACGTGCACCAACCACACCTTGTGCAATTTCCGCAACGTGCGGCGTTCGTGCCAGGTGGCCCCGTCCGGTTTCAGATTGAACCCGGCCGACGCGTCCAACACGCCTTCGTCCGCCAATTCCAACGTTTCGTCGCCCAACGGGGTGTTGGCGATGCGGAATTCTCCAATCAGCCCGTCCGTCGCGTTGGTGTGGAACGTCACCGCTTTGCCGATCGTGCGGCGGACGTCGTGATCGCGGTTGACGCGAATGCGGTTGGCCCGCCGTTCCAACCCGGCAAACGCACCCGGCATACAGACTTCGCGGATCATCCGGTTGGACATTCCGCCGCCCTCGGGCACCACCGCTTCGCGGTTGTACGGCATCACCAACAATTCGATGATCCGATCCGCCCACCGCACACCGGTCAATTGCGCGGACCGGATTTCCAACGACCCGCCGGGCGGGGCGTCGATGGTGTCGATATCAGCCACGCAATGCCCCCTGTGGTAATCGGTCGTCCAACCGTTCGGCCGACCGGATTTCGTCCACCGTCATCACCGGGTTGCCCTGTGCGTCCGTGATGCCGTTGAGGATCGCGGCCGTTTCTGCCCGCTCTTTCGGGCCGGGCCGGATGTACGCGTCCCGGTTGACCTCCACCACCGTCGACCGCGGCAACAACCACCCCGACAACGCCCCCATCAACAATTGCGCTTTCGGCCGCAAACCGGCCCGCCAGTGGTAATCGAACAACGCGGTGACGTTGGAGTACGTCATCGAATCGCCGCCGGACGGCAACCCGACAAGGAACGGCGGCACGCCCAACATGACCGCGATGCGGGCGTCATTCCATCCGGCCAGATCGACCAACGCCATGTCTTTCGGCGTCGTTTGCGTGGCCCGCCACGTCACCCCGCCGGACAACACGGCCGGTTCGCCCAACGCCGACACGCGGGCCGTCACCCATTGCGACCGCAATTCGGCCGCCTGTTCCGGCGTCAAATCTTCCGGGTGCTCGAGAATCGACGTCGGCACGCCACCGGCGGCCGCGTACCCGGACGCGTATTGCATCAACATCCGGGACGCCAACAACCGCCCGGCCCCGATTTCCAACGGGCCATGCCCGTGGGCGTCGGCGGTGGTGCCCTGGTATCGGACGTGCAGAAGATCGTCCGTGATTTCGCGGTTGCCGATCGAATACCGGCGGTGCCCGGCGTCCATCTCCACATTCACCGTCCACGGCGGGATGACGTGGAACCTGGCCGGCCACCCGGACGCGTACCGGGCGGTGCAGAGCACGAACGCTTCGCCCAATTGGAAATCCCACAAAAGTTGTTTCGCGAATTCGTCCCACCCGGTGTACAGGTCGGGGTCGGGGTTGACCAACCACGTGTCGTCAATCCCGGACGGTGCGGCGTTGACCAAATACGGCGGCATCGACGCGAACACGGACGCGTTGAGGTCGACGCACGCCCACGCGGTGTCGGTCAACACGGTGGCGTGGCCCGACCACGCGGTGTCCCATTCGGCGGGCCATCCCGCCCACGTTTGCGGTGGCGGAACCGGGACGCGGGGTGGTGGCGGCCCGGACGTCGTCACCGTCACACCGTGGGCATCGCCGGGGTTGGTGGTGGGGATTGGGTCCGGTGGTCGAATCGCGCGGGAAAACCAATTCGCCATTCCGCGCACGACACTATCGGATCGCGGGCAGTTTCTGTCGGCGGTTGGCGGATTGCACCGCCCACGCCAACGCCTTGACCAAATGCGGTTGCCCGCGGCGGGTCAACACCATGCCCGTCAACGACTCCCGCACCAACGCCCCGGTGACGGCGTCGTCAAGATCGGCCGTGGTGTGGTCGTGCACGATCACGCCACCAGCCGCCAGATCACGGAACAACGGCAACGCCGCCCGCAATTCGCGTTGCCCGGCCCCGGTCGGCCGCGGGGTGTACCCGGGCGGCACCCGTTCCAACATCGACGCCCCGACCCGTAACGACCGGATGGTGCGGGCGGCGGCCAACGCGGTGACGGTGTCCAACGCCCCATCGAAATCCCCGGCCAACCATCCGTCGCATTCGATCCGGCCGTCATCGGTGCGGGCCGCCACCGCCACCGCCGCCGCGTTCCC